TGAAATGAACAAAACTATCACTGCTTATCGCCTCCGTCAGTAGGGTAGCTACGTGGCGTGTGTTAGGACGCTTCTTAAGACCTTCTACAACAGAACTCAGGGCGTTCTCTTGTTCTTCGCTTTGCCCTGAAAATCTACCCGTGTCAGGTTGTTGCGAGACACCTTGGATGAGATTTGGGACTGCTGTATTAATTAAAGGCATACTAGATTAAGTCGTAGTTTCTATTGATTCCAATGCGGGAAGCGGCATCGTAGTTATCAAACATAGTGCGGTCTGATGAGTTAGAATCGTAGTCCTCAAGTCGAGCCTTAGCGAGTAACTCATCACGAAGGATTAGAGCCTCAAGCTCACGAGAACCAACAAGGCGACCTTGGAGCGTACGGGAGGCTCGCAGGGTTATATAGCGACGGGCGGGTTCTGGGAGGTAGTCCCAATCGAGGAGACGTGTTAGGGTTACCTTAACGTCTTTTGTAAATACAAGTGTGTTGTTTTTGCGGTCGTAGAGGTTTAATCCACGCTGTGCAATATCGAGTGTGTTGTCTACGGCATCGGCTTCGACGACGTCTTTATCAAGAACAATATTACCGTCCACATCAGGACTTAGTGTGACGTTGTTTTCTGTGTTAAAATACCAACCTTCATTCTGTACTTCACGGTTAACTTCGTTCAACACAGCTATAGCAGTTGAAGCTGACACAGGTAAAGCTGTGGCGTTTGAAAGTGTGTTAACGGGGGTTTCACCGATATGCCCCAGCATGGAGTTGACGGCTTCTAATTCAGTAGTAAGAGTAGGCATGGTATTTTATATAAAAGGGTGTCCCCACCCCCATGAAAGAGGGTGAGGACGGTTTAAGGACTTAAGCAGTTACTTCTACGCAAGCTTCAGGACGGATGACTCCGTGACCCATAGCATACTTAGCAACGAACAGCGTACCTTGACGCTCGATTTGGTACTCAGACTCGGTAGCAAGGTCAAGAAGCTTGACAGTTCCGAGACCAGCTTTGTGTCCAGCGAGGAACTTGGTAGCGGTGAAGTTACCATCGTAACCTACACCGTTGTCACCAAAGACGTCGTTGTTGACACCATCATTAGCATCATCAGTCGTTCCAGCAGACGCATCGGCAAGAGCTTTAACGTCGGACAGGTGGTTGGACTTGTAGATACGGATACCAGCAATCATGGGTACAGAACCTTGAGCAACAGAACCTTCGCCACCGTAGTCACGGTTGAGGGCGATGTTAGTGTCAGGATCGCTGATAAGCTTGTAGTACTGAGCGGGGGTGACAATAGCGTAACGGTCATCAGCAGGGATGTCGTTCTCGTCCAATTTCTCAGCAACCTCGAACAGAGCGTTGAGCAGACCAGTACCAGTAGTGTCGTCTTGTCCAGTGACTTGGATACCACCGTTACCACCGCTTACGGTAGCACTTTGACGAGCACCAGCAACAAGGGTCTTCATCACAGCGATGTCGAAGCGTTTAGCAAGTGCTTTACCAAGCTCTTGAGCATAGATGCTACGAACGTCGAAGTGAGTTTTCAACTCGTCGATGTTTGCAAGGAAGGTCGAAGCAATCAGCACATCGTCGATGGCGATTGTGATTTCGTTCTTCTTGATGTCGGACAGATACTTGGAAGCACCTGCGGATTCAGTTTCGAGCAGGGATTCACCTGCGGAGTGGTAGGTAGCCGAAGCGATACCTGTTGCGGGGAACTGAGCAGTTTTACCCGAACTGATGGTGCGAACGTTGTGAAGACCTTTCATGATGTTCGATTCCTCGAACGTAGTAAGGATTTCACCACTGAACACCTTCAGAAAGAGTGCATTTACATCAGTATTTACCGCACCACCATTGATAAGACCCACACGGGATGCGGGGGAGGAAGCAGTTAATGCCATGTTATTTTCTTTCGTTTATGTTATAATTAGGGTTTGGGTGGTCGGTTGACGTCGTCATACATATAGTTATCCCTCGCAAGGGGCTATGTGATTTAATCAGATGACCGAAAGTTATTTTTTCATACGCAAGGACACACGAGCCGCCTTGGTATTACTTACAAATTGTTTGCCTTTGGCTCCTTCTCTTTTTTTCTTTCGAGCCGTAGTTGCTCGCTGAGCCGTCGATAAGCTCTTTGCTTTAGACGCTGGAAGGCACCTGTCGGGATTCTTTTTGTTTTTAGACGTTCCGCAAGCTCCTTTGATTTTGCCATCTGTTCCGATTCGGACCCAGTTTTGTCGTCTCCATTTAGCAAGTTCACCCATCACTTCTTTATTTTGAGGTTCTTCCTCTTGCCTTTCCCATACTTGGGGTCTTTGCAATACTTGGAAGCCGCCATGTTTGCATAAGCTGAGGGGTATTTGTCGAAGGTACGCTTTGCCCAAGCGATACCTTTAGGGCATATTTTAGCCATTAAATTTTAAGCCGACTCCTGAACGGTCTGCACTACGGATTGCCAAACGAGGTCTCCGTGTGGGCATACTTGTGGACGTAGCTGTAGGTTTTTTCTTACGCTTATTAGCGGGTCGGAGCTTGTTGGGCAGAGTACGAGCTAAGGCTCTGTTACCTGTACGCTCAGCGGCAGTATATAAACCACCGCTTCTTGCCATTCCTTTTAATCCTTCAATTGTTGCAAACATCTTATTTCTTTCCGTACTTAATTTTTAGTCCTTTGCGTTTAGCGGAGGCTTTAGCTGTAGCCATTCCTTTAGGAGTGTAGGGGTATTCTTTTTTACCAACTTTAGGCATTTTTCTTAATAGTTAAGGGTTTACGTTTGTTTTTCTTGTTCTTACATTTATCACATCCACACATAGCTAGCACCTCCATTTACGTAGGGCTAACGCTTTGCGAGTAGGGCGTCCCTTGGAATCCTTCATCGGTCCCTTGACGCCACTCATACGAGCACAAAAAGACTTACGACGTGCGGCACTCTTACCCTTCGGGTTTTTCTCCGTCACGGGGCGTTTAAGATTAGAACCCGTCTTACGGTTATAATAGTCTCTTCCCTTTTGAGAGAGACCCCCTGATGGGTTCTTATGCTCTTTACGCATACTTACGCCTTGTCGTTTAGCCATATTTATTTAACTTGTGATGATCCAAAATAGAAGCCGATGATTGCAAGCATAGCTTGTCGGACTTCAGGTAAAAGTACGAAACCGTCGAGTGACTGCCATCCAGACACTCCTAGTCCCAGAAACCCCAGCAAGCCACCCAAGCCATCCTTCTGGACGGTTATGGGTGTACTTGTGAGGGAAAGGATAAAAGGAGCGACGATGACGGCGAATAGAACAAACATAACAAAGACCCGTCGAATCCAAACACCACCACGAGAAGCCGCTCTGTCGGCAGAGGCGTCAACGACGTCCTGCTTCTTGAGCATCGCATCTAGGTGTCCTGCTTGGGCTTGTGCTTGGGCGGCAATCAGCTTCATGATAAAGCCTGAAACACCACCACCGAGCATTGCTATTAGTTCTACACTCATATTAGTCCCTTATTAAAAAGCGGTTGTTACAGCAAGGCGATTCTCGACAGTCTGACGATAAGCGGGGTCATTCTGGTATCGAGCATCTTTCATTGCTTCGGTTACTTGGGCGGCTGAAGCGAAGGGCTTAACAGCGTTCCCTGCTGTTCCACCTTGTGAAAGTACAGGGGCTTTGCCTCCAGCGGCTACGAATCGTGCAAACATACCTTGTACAGCCATCTTTGCTTGTTCTACGGTTCCGTTACTGACGACGTCGTCGAACGCATCAATGTCAGTATCGGTAAGGTTTTCCATAGCCCATTCGGTCATAGCTTCATATTGTCCTTCACCACCAATGGAATCTTTTACGGTGGCTACTTCAGTCGACACGAGAGCGGTCTGTCCAGCAATATAGGACTCCACGAAGTTCCGAGGGATACCTGCGGTTTCAAGGTTGTCGAGGAGTTCATCAGAAATATCACCGTTCTCGGCAAAGTACTCCTGTGCTTGCTCAATCGCTGAAGAAGTGTTGGAGGTGATTTCCTCTGTAATCTCAGACTCGTCGACCTTGGTCTGTTTCTTGGGCTTTGAGCTTTGTTTCTTTTGAAGCTCGTTGTAAGCCTTAGCCAAGTCTTCAGGGGATTCAAACTTCTCATCCAGCCACTCAGGGCGTTCTGGAGTTTCCTCTTGGACTTCCTCTGCTTGTTTCTCAGCTAGTTTGCCAGCTTGCTCTTGAAGCTCTGCTTGCTGTTCGAGGGTGATATTCTCCTCCTCGGTGTTTTCGTTTATCTGTACTTGATGTAGTTCAGCCATGTTATACCTCGCCTTGTTGTTTTTGTTGTTGTATTGATTGGTCAGACATCGCCTTTATACCTGACGGTCCCAATTGTTGAACCATCTGGGCTTGCATTGCCTGTTGAGATTCTTGAGCCAGTTGCTCTTCGGACTTCACGAGACCTGCGGTTTTGATACCGAGGCTCGTAGCACGTCGTTTGAGATATTCGGAGGGGTTGATATACTGTTGTACAACCTGTGGTCCAAACATTTGAGCCACACCTCCTAAGAACATATCGAGCTTCTGAAGGTCGTTACCACGTCCGAGGGCTTCTACACCTGTAATGATAACAGGGTTGATAACATCCTTCGGAATCTTGGGGAGCTTCTTCTTCTTGTTCATGATGTCCATGAGTCGGTTGACCATCGGCATCGACAACTCGGTGCTGAACAAACTGTAGACACCACCAAGGGCATTCTCCAGTTCCATACTCAGCATCCGTATCTCCTCTGCGGTAACACGTTCAGCGTTACGGACAGTACCACTAGTCAACAGGAAGGCTTGACCAAGGCGTTCCTTGATTGCTTCCATCGTTGATTGTGCTACTCTAAAGTCATTGTGTTTCTGTACCTGTAGGACGGAGACGTCGCTAGCGTTACCCTGTACGATTGCTCCGTTAGGACTCTCGGCTAACGAACGAGCACGAGTAGTTCCGTTGGGGTTGACCATGAAGAGAACCTTAGCACTTGCACTAGAGCCTTCCACGATAGCACGGGTAAGACCTTCAAGTGACTGGATGTCACCAAGGTATTCCTCTACGTATCCACGTCCATACGATTCACCGTCAATACGGGTGAAACGAAGGGCGATGTAGGGACTCTTGTCCAACGGAAAGAAACCTTCGGATTCAGGGATACGGACACCGTTGATGTCTTGATATACTTCCCATCCGTTCTCACGTCTACAGATAGCTGTGTATAGGTTGAAGTCGTCGTCGACCTTACCACCCTCAGAAGAAATCACCTGAAGCATCTCAGGGGATAATGCGGTTTTGGAAATGGTTTCCTTGGTCGCTATGTGCAGAATATTACCCATAGGGTCTCTGTCTACAACATATCTATCAAGGTGGAACACTCGCATACCTCCTGAGTCAGGGATATACACCAAGGCATTCCCTGTGATTATCAGGTGCTTGAGTGCCTCATGGAGAGCAGTACGATAAGTCTCACGAGAGACCTCATCCATAATGGATTCCTCTACTTGCTGTAAGGATGTCTCAACGGAACTAATAAGCTCGTCAGGAGCACCTTCTGCTTTCAAGGCGAAGTCGTCGACGTTTAATCTAAAGAATGGAGCGTTGGGAGGTAGAAGTGCTAACAGTAATTTTGAGGCGAGGTTATTTACTCCTCTTGCCCCAACGCTCGCAAAGGGTGTTTCCAGACGACTATGAGCACCGAAGCCATCGTCTGGTAGTATATATGGTAGTGTAAGTTTTGAACAGGTGCGACCTCTGTCAAGGTATTGATACCGCTTGCCTTCCAAAGCAGTATAAAGGGATTCAGCGGTTTGATGCATTATATTTATTTTACTATGGTGCTACGGGAAATTCTACTTCGCCATTCTCATCAATATTGTCAGTAAGGTTACGTAATTCTTGGCGGTACACAGCCCAAGCATCACGAACAGTCTCATCAATCGGTGAGTCAATTAGCTGTGTCCAATCAGACTCAGCAAGTAAACGGTTACGTTCTGGTCGCAAGGACTCCTTTACTGCTTCTGGTTTTTCAGCCCACCGCTTTGCTTTGCGTGTGAGTAGGCTTCCTTCAACGAGGAAGAGAGCCTCGCTTGAAGCCTCAACCTGTGTGGCTTGCTCATCGGTTAGCTCAGCAACTTCCCGACCTTCGGGGATGCGTTTGAATTCCTCATCCGATGTCCGAATGACTCGTCCTCTTTGATTAATTAATGCGTATTTCATAGATTGTTTATCCAGTTGAATTTTTGGTTAAGTTGCTCTGACAGCGAACGACCTAGTGTATCGTGCCAGTCTTTTACGAGGGGTTTGATTTCTTGACGGATAACGTGGTCTCCATAGGGAAAGCCAACGTCGTACTCCTGAGTGTATTGTTCCACGTTAGAAGTGTTGTGGATAAAGGGTTCTTCTCCAAGATACTCCCACACTCTGTTCATTACGTCCTGTGGATCCTCTGTTAAGTCCTCAGCGTGAACAAATAAAAGCTTGTCGCCAAAGCGTTCTTTAGCTTCGTGCAGGCGTTCAATAGCAATCCCAATAGGAGGGCTTTGTAGCCAGCCACCCACACGTTTATCAATAGTCGTCCAGTTCTGCGGATTCTGTTGCTCAATACCGTTGAACACTTCTGGATGCTGTCTACGCTTCTTCTCCATACTAGACA